TTAAGTCCCTTCGGAACAAGGTTAACATCGCCAAGGAAATCAGTGGCGAGGAACTTTCTACCTGGATTTAATTTTTATTTGTTTTGGTTTTTCAGCTTCGGGTATGTCCCTGTGAAAGGCAATCTTCAGTAAACCATCCTTCAGCTCCGCTCCATTAATTCTAATGTATTCATGAAGTCTGAAGCTTTTTTTGAAAGTTCTATCCGATATTCCTTTGTGATAAAAGTCCGATTCGTGCTTGAGCTGCCCTTCGGATTTTTTTTCTTTACACCCATAAACGTTTAGAGTCTGGTCTTTGACCTCAACTTTCAAATCACCTTCAGCGAACCCCGCAACGGCGAACTCAATGACACCTAAGTCATTCTTTTCCCTTATGTTGTATGGTGGATAGGTCGAGACTGTTCTGAAACTGTCAAAAAAGTCATTGTGAAAACCAAGAAAATGGTTACGTATAATATCTAGCTCGTTCATAATTACCTCCTGTTAAGCAAGATTTAGTAGGACCCATTATGGCATCCTGTGTGTATTATATAAGAGTTGACAGGTATAAGTCAAGTTTTTTCATGAAGGTATCACCTGCCCGGGTGAAATTTTCCCCCAGCAATTCAAAACGCTGGAATGTCAAATCCCGTGAGCACATAAGAATGACACCCTGGTCTATATCCGTGTCAAACAGCTTGTTATGGGCCATGGCGTACGCCGATAGCTGCATAAGGTAATCCTGTATCCATTCCCGCTTCTTTGGCCGGTTCGTCTGCTTGAAATCAATGATTGTGGGCCGTCCCTTGTAGAGACCAATCATGTCCGTGGTCCCCGCATATTTGCCAGGATAGTAAAGGTGCACTTCCGATCCCCATATTTCCGTGATGTCCTTGAAGGCTTCCTCAATGATCTTTTTCGCCATTTCCTCGGCTTTTTTTCCAATTTTGGTAAGATCCTTGTACTGTTCTCCGTTAACGAAACGTTCTATATATAGGTGGAGCGCGGTTCCAATCTGGGAGGAATTCCTGATGATTTCCTCGGCTTTTTTCTCGCCAACTTTTTGACGCCATTTTTTCAGGAAAGAGCGGTCCTTGGTTTTTCCAAGCACTGTTGTAACTGACGGTAAGCTTTCACCATCCGGTGTAAGATACAGTCTTACGTCGCCATCCTGTCGTTTAAGATCTGCGTAATTATATTTCTTTATTAATTGCACGTGGCATTATAACATAAGTGAAACGATTCCGCCACGATTAAATCCAGCCGCTCCTTTTGGAGGCTGTGCGTATTTTTGTGTCATCTCTTGCGCCATCTCTCCACCCATGTGGGGGTTGTATTGAGTTCCTTCAAATTCCTTTGGGGATTGAAAATGACCCATAGAGCTGCCTGTAGTCACAGGATCCAAATTATATCTCGCACCACTTCCAAAGATGGCTGGATGGGAGTAATCTCCTGGTTGATCAGGATAAAGTGCGTGTTTATATTCATGTCGTGCATAATCTGAGATCTGATTCTGAAGATTGCCTTGTTTATTATCATATGTGTATTTATTCCAATGATTTATAATCTTAGGCAGATTGAAATCCATCCAATTAGGGAGGGGAGGTTTTTTGGTTGGATCCACTCCGGGCTTCCTATCCCATTCTTTATAGACTGCAAAGTCATCATCTTCACTCTTCCCTTTTAATTCATAGGGACCAACATCATAAGGGGTGTGGTCAAGGTATCTATATGGACCTAGTGTGGAATGCTTTCTTAGTCCCTCCATAGCCAGCTTATCATAAGAATCATCAGGAAATCCAAAAAAATCTAGTTCCCCCTCTACGAATTGTCGATCTTCAGGTTTTAATTGAGCAGGGTCACCATACATAAAGTCATCATACATGTCCTGCTCGAATTCCATGTCCCCCAACCCAGCTTGTAATAGCCAATTTGGATCTTGATATAGATCAAATAGGTGCTGTCTTCGTTCTAAATTTTTATTGTAGTCTATTACCATTATTCTTTTCCACCAAGTAAATCTTTATACTCTTTGGTGAGATAACGGTTGATTCCTGATGTTGAATAGGGTTTTTTACCGACACGTGAGAGCTCAGCTGCCGCGAGATCCTCAAGTGACATCGCCGTTGTTTCCGCTTCATCAATCATGTCATCAAGGAAACTGCGTCCCCACCATCCTTCGGATCCCATCTCTTTATACCAGTCATCCATAGATTTTCTTTTATCCGGATTGGCACGGAAGAAATCAGAAACTTTTTTAAATCTTTGCGGGTCATTGTCCACCTTTCCGCGCACGTAATTCATGAAGGTTCCTGGGTATGGATTAAGATATCTATCGGCTCCTTCAGCTAAATGCATAGCTCGACCAAGACGTGATTCATCACTGTATCCACCCCATCCTTCCTTTCCACCTCCTTTGTACCACCAATCAGGTGCTCCTTCATTTTTTATAATTTGAGCAGGACGTGAATTTGGATTTTGTTTAATAACTTCTAGAACACGCTTCATTGCTGGGCGTCCCATTTTTTTTAATACTTGATTCAGTATGCCGTACATTACCACCCTCCATGTGGGTTTGGTTGTGGGGGTGCCACAGGATCTATCTTCGGTGATGAAAATTCTCCTAGATTCCCACCCATTTGAACAGGGGTTGGTGTAGAAGGTTCCCAATTCATAATTGCCTGTACATTATCCCATCCCTCTTTGTTTACACTTACATCCTGTCTTGTACTAGGAAAGAATAAATTATCAATATAATGCATGGCCGGATGACCCATGGCCTTCTGCCATTTATTCTGATTGAAAGCATTTTCTGGATAAGGAAGGGAATGTTCTATTGCTTTTGATCCCCTTACGTGTGGATACATATTATAATGTATTCCCTCATGTCCTGCCACTTCATTTAAAAATTGTCGGTTAAGATAAGGCGGCACTTTTCTCATTTTTTCATCATACGTATCATACATGTCCATCCAGTCAAATCCTATTTGATCATCCCAAGTATAATGGCCCGCTGAACCTTTATCCGTGTAACGCTGAAAAAGGTTTCCTTTGTCTAGAATATCCTGGAGAGCATCAATTCCAGCTTGAGGATAGTATTTGGTGGGAAAAAATCCCGTAGAACTTCCTCTCTTCAGCTCAGGATTTCCCTGCCGCGCGTAAAAATCCAGTATGTTCTCGTATTCATTAACAGGAAATGTTCTTTCGTGATGCGTCCACGGTCCGAAAGGCTGATAGGGATAATCTTTGTATCTATAACCCTCTTTTCCCATAGCATTCCAAGGTCCTGGGTCTATTTCCCCAGCCGGAAATGTTTTCCACTGGTACGGCATTCCTTCTTCATTGGTTGGTAATGGTTTAGGAAACATAATATCCATTAAATGTTCTCTCAGAAATTCCGGATCATGATGATCCTTCGCTTCCCTCTCAATGTAATCCAGCGCCTCCAATTCATTCATGTTGGAAAAGATCATTTTTTCAGCGTCTGCAGGCGCGACATACGTTGAATCATCAGGATTTAAAGGGGGTGTAACTCCATGCACATTTTCCGGTGCAGTGTTCCACGTTGAAGAATCCATGAGATCCACGTTTTTGTCCAGTAGGTATGATGGGAGCGCCCCGTAGTCCTTGACGTTTGTTCCTTCTAAATCTTTAATTACCTGTGGCATATCCAATTCCGCAGGGTCCCAATACCTTTGTAATATATGTTCCTGGGCGTCTTCCATACCCCAAAAATCTTCACCGTCTTGAGTTATATAGATGCTTCTTCCATCTTCAAGTTTATATTCTTTAACACCCTGCTTTGTCCACTCAGGATACTCACCATATGGATTACTGGAAAGACTTCCTATTCCTTGTGATAGTTCTGGTACAACTGGCATGTCTATCCTGCGTTCTTCATTTGTTCTGCCATCTCATAGGCGCGCGCAGACGTCTGGCTCGCCCATTTTGAATCCAGCATCTGGACGTGCGCTTCAAAATAATTTGGTGGATCCTCTTGAAGCGCGGCCCACATTTTTCTAAACTTGGAAACTCCTCTCCCCCCAAGCTGAAAAACCATTTCGATTAT